ATTGCAGACGTATACCCAGACTTCTTTCCAGATGGTGTAGATGCCAACGTAGTAGCCAACTTTATCGACGTAGTAGCCCGAGATCTATCTGAAGTAATGGCCCCACTACCTACGATCAACTGTTCTGCAGCAAATGCAGTCAACGACAAGGCTCGTAAGTTTGCTGACAAGCGCACACGTATTGCCTCTAACTATTTCGTAAACTCTGATCTATCAGTTCATATGTATACTGGTGCAGATTACTACATCACATACGGCTTTGTTCCGTTCATTATCGAAATCGATGAGCCATCAGGCCTACCTCGTATTCGCATTGAGAACCCACGCCAGGCATATCCAGAGTTTGACCGCTATGGTCGCTGTGTAGCATACGCTAAGCGTTACATCATGACTCTTGGGGAACTTGTATCACAATTCCCTGAATATAGGGGGCAACTACTAGGCCCAGAAGGTTTTGACCAGGATCTAAATACTCAGATTGATATCTTCCGCTACTATGACAAAGAGCAATCAGTAGTCTATGTTCCATCACGCCAGAACTTAGTTCTATCTCAAGCCAAGAACCCTCTTGGTAAGATGATGGTAGTTATTGCTAAGCGGCCTTCTATTGACGCCGAGATGCGTGGACAGTTTGACGATGTTCTTGGAATCCAACTACTTCGCAATCGTTTTGCTATGCTTGCTATGGAAGCCGCTGAGAAGTCAGTTCAGTCTCCTATAGTTCTACCACAAGATGTTCAAGAACTACAACTTGGTGGAGATGCGGTTATCCGCACAGCAAATCCCGCTGGTGTTCGTCGTGTAGACTTGAATATCCCAGCAGGCGCATTTACTGAACAGAATTTACTTAATCAAGAACTCCGCGTTGGAGCACGTTATCCAGAAGGACGAACTGGAAACATCAACGCATCTGTTGTTACTGGGCAAGGTGTGCAGGCTCTCATGGGAGCATTTGATACTCAAGTTAAATCATCTCAAGCCATCTTTGCTGCAGCACTACGCGATGTAATCGCTCTATGCTTTGAGGTAGATGAAACCTACTTCAATTTTGAGAAGACAATTCGCGGTGTAGATGCTGGTTCACCATACGTAATTACATACACACCAAGCAAGGATATCAACGGAGACTACTCTGCAGATGTCCGCTATGGTATGTTGGCTGGTCTTAACCCAGCACAGGGACTTATCTTCATGCTACAAGCATTAGGTGGCAAGTTAATATCTAAGGATATGGCTATGCGTGAGTTACCATTCAATGTGAATGTTACTCAAGAACAAGAAAAGATTGAAGTTGAAGATATGCGTAATGCGCTTATTGCTTCACTTCAAGCATATACCCAAGCAATCCCACAGATGGCATCACAAGGGGGAGACCCAAGTGATATTATTCGTAAGGTTGCGGAGGTTATCAAGGCGCGTCAAGGTGGCAAAACTGTTGAAGATGCCATTGGGGACATATTCGCGCCACAGGTTCCTCCTGCTGGGGCCACTCCTTCGGTTGAGCAAACGTCCCCTGTTCCCGCTGGTGCTCCAGTAGGAGGCTCTATTCCTCCAGAAGCAGCAATGCAAGGTGGCCCAGAGGGTGCACCGCAAGGCGCTCCACCAACAATCCAAAGTTTATTCGCATCTATGTCAGGTAGCGGCGAAGCAAATTCAAGTGCCAGAACGGTCAATAGAAGCAGATAATTAAGTAGGGGACAATGACAACAATTATTGGTATAGAGCATAAAGACGCTGCAATCATTGTTGCCGACAGTCAAACTACTGACAGCAGTGGATTTGTATATTCACATCCTAACATTCAGAAAATTGCAGAACGTGGTCCATATCTAGTTGCTGGTTCAGGAGAAGTTCTTCCTTGCGATGTAGCACAGCATATATGGGAACCACCAGTTCCAACTAAAGCAGATAAAAAAGATTTATATCATTTTATGATTGCAAAGGCTATGCCTTCGCTACGTAAATGTTTATCCGATAATGGATATAACTTTGATGAAGATAATAAAGAACTTAGGTTCCAGTTTATTATTGCAGTCGGAGGCGAGATATTTGACATAGATCAAGAATGCTCAGTATCTAAAACTGAACATGGAGTCTATGCGGCAGGTTCTGGAGCAGCATATGCACTTGGTGCATTACATGCTGGCGCTGATGCTTATGAAGCAATGGAAATCGCAAGCAAACTTACAGCATTTACAGCGGGACCTTATTTATCTAAAATACAACCTAGACATATTAAGTAGGAGGAATCGTGGCTGGAGTTAAAGGCAAGAGCGGCGGTCCTAATGGCGGTCCTCAATATAACCCAATGAATATTTCTCAAAATGGAAGCAATGGTCAAATGGCATCAGATACTCAGAAAGCAATGTATGTGCCTGGATTACCTCAGGGCCAAGGAGAAGCAACTTTTAATACCGCAAAATCAGCACCATTAGCAGGAGACCCAGTAGCAGGTGTTGCAAGTTCAACACGGACTGCGCCACAACTTCCACCAGTGCAAGGTTTGAATGATTTAAATCCAGAAGGAGACCCAACAGATGGTCTTTCTTTTGGTTCACCAATAGGTCCAGATGCGGTTCCAATGCCTGCTATGTCAGTTCCTCAACCAGAGCAATCAATTCAAATGGTTCAGGCTATGTATATGATGGACCCAACAAATCAAGATTTAAGATATATACTTGAAGTTTCCGCCAACCAAGGGCGAATATGAGTCTACCAAAAGTTGGTAAAGATGCCAACGGTTTACCTATTCTCATCGGGGTTGAAGAGAGACAATTAACCCAAGAACAAGCAGACTATTCGGATACGCTTAAGGCTGCCGAATTAGTTACAGGTCCACAAGGTGAAAAACTTCGTGCCCTTCTAAAGAGCAACCCAACTGCTTCTGCTGGTCTTATTACTGGCCTTGCTAAGGCTGGCGCAATGCCTAACAACGCTTTGGTCAACAACCTAATGGAACTTGACAAGCAAACAAAAATTCAACGTGAGTTAGATACTAAAAAAGAATCTAATAGATTATCGACTGAACGCTTTAATAATACCTGGTATGGTATGGCATGGACTGGTATTAAAGGTCTATCACGTGCAGTTACAATAGTTGGATCAACAGGTTTAGAAATTGCTGGTGCTCCAATGCGTCAGGCTATTTCTGACCTCAGAGCAAAACGCGCAGGAGAAGAAACAGACGCAAGTGCTTTTACTTTTTATAAAAATCTTGCTGAAAAAACACCTGGACAATCAACATTATTTCAAGCAACAAAGCAACTAATTGAAGAAGGCAAAGTAGATTTAGGCGCTGGTTTTTTTCCATCTGAAGAGATTGGTGCTGGATTTAAGGCACGTCAAGAACAGATGAAGGTTGCTAAGCAGTCTTTCCAAGTAAATGGTAAGACATACAATCGTCCATATTCTATTTTTGATCCTTTAGCCACTGTGATTACAAAGCCACTTGGCGATGCTGAGGGAACAACAGCACGATTTATTACTGCTATTGGTGACATAGGCGTAAGCATTGCCCTTGACCCATTTCTTGCAGTAGGCAAACTAAGAGAAGCCGAAAGACTTGCGCGTTTAGCAGCAGAAGGCGGCAAAGGTTTTAGTGCCGCTAAAGCAGCAAAAGAAGCATCTTTACTTAAAGCCCAACTTGACGAGGCTATTGCTAGAACTGAAAAGTCTTTAAGAGCAGTTCACGGTGCAGGTGTAACAACCAAGGCTAAAAAGACAACCACTTATTTAAATAATTATAAGAAGCAATTAAGGCTCGAAGATGAGTTCAAGAATGTAAACATCGATTATGATGGTATTGCTGAATTTTTATCAGGTCCTGGTGGCGATCACATAATTGATACAATTGCTGACATTGATGATTGGCAACAAATTCAAAGACTCTCAAAAGGTAACCTAACAGTTCAAGAGGCTGTAGCATTATCTAGGGCCACAACCAGAGAAGAAGTTCTTTCTGCTATTGCTCCATACATTGCTAGCGGTGATGTCGTTCAACGCTCTTTAGAGATGGGCAACAAGACAACAAGAGCCCTATCTTCACTTGTAAAAGGTAAAACACCAAGAATTATATCATCAGCAACTGGTGCAGTAGCCAGTGCTGTTACTAGAGCCCCTGTTTTAAGAGCAATTTTTAAAGATGCAAATGACTTATATACTTGGACTTCCAATAAGTATAATGCTTATGCTCCAGATGCTGAAGGAACTTTAGTTCATATAAATGATACTGATAAACTTGTTGAAACTGTAAATAACGTTGCGCGTTCTCTCGATCTAGACAATGCTACAATAAAAGGTTTACTTGATGAGATTGCACTTTCAGATGATGCTGTAAAAGCAGGCTATGCTGCTTCAGGAAAGTTATATGATAAAGTATTTGAAGCCTATGCTAAAAAAGCAAATTATACTAAAGAGCAACTAGCGGAACTTAAAGAAGCAACAAGAGTGTTTGAAACTGAACGCAAAAATACAGCGGCTTTCTGGGCAGAACAACACGCCACTAATACAGATATTGAATTTATGGTATCTGGTGGCAAACTTATCAAGGTCCATAGTTCTCACTTAGACTCTGAATTACTGAACTCTTTTGTATGGATTCCATCTGGTGATGAAGTTCAACAATTCCTTAGAGAAGTATCAAAGTTTAAAAATGCAAAAGGCGCTATAACTGATTATGCCACGAATGCTACAGCATGGTGGAAGAAATCTGTTATGGTCCGTCCAGCATACATTACTCGTAACATCGCTGAAGAGCAAATCCGTGTATTTGCATCTGGTCACATTTCATTCTTCAACCATCCCTTTACCGCTATGGCTATGGCTTTCGGCAAGGAAGATGGCGCTGGATGGCAACGCCTATTAAATAAATTTGATACTGTCCGAAACGATGTATTTGATTCATCATTTAAGATGGCCAATAAAGCAGATGAACTATCTGCTGAAACAGATGCTATGGATTTGATCAACTCATATGTTGAATTTATGGGAGACGCTTTCTATGGTGCCTCTGGCGATGGAGAACTAAACAAGATTATTAAAACTCTTGGATACACCAAAGAAGTTTATGGACACCAACTATGGTGGGACGGCTTTGCAAGCCAAATGAGAATTTTGCATAACTCTGACTTTGTTCAAAAAGTATTGGCAACTGGCCCTACCAAAGAAGCCCAACTTAAAACTGTCAACTACTTCCTTAAAGGTGGCGGACGTAAGACTTTAGAACGTTTTGCTGGCAGCAAAGAAGGACCAGCAAAAGACATGCTCTTCTCAAAAGAAGGCTTACTTGATTACCTGTTTACTGGTGTAAATAGCAAAGGCGAAGCCGTATCAGTTCTTGCCCGTATTGAAGAACTCGCTGGTGCAGGTGGAAAGTCATCTAGCATTATTAAGAAATTGCTTGCAGAAGGCGAAGTAACAGTAGGCAAGAAAACATTAAGAATTCCTGGCGGAAAAGAAATGGCAAACAACGCTATTGAAAATTCTGCTCAAGTGTCAAAAGGACGCAAAAGCCTAGACGATGCAAATAAACTATTTGCCAAAGAACTAGAAGAAGCATTTGACGGAACTGGTAACTGGGACAACATTAGACTTACAGTTCCTAACCCATCTGTTGCTAGACTAAAGGTTGGCACAAAAGGACGTTTAATTGAAGATATAAATAAGTTCTTTCAGATATCTACAAAGTTTGAAAAGATTACTACAATGGGTCCTGAATGGCGTCAGTCATACTGGGATGCTATTAGAAATTTAGTTGGTTCTTTAGATGAAGACGCACTTGTTCAACTAAATAAAACAGCAAAGAATTCTCTTGGACCCTTGCGCAACCCTGTTACTGGTGAAAACATAGGCCGTAAGCATCCTATCTGGGAAAGCCTAAAGTTTGCAGAAGGCAAGGGAAATATAACCCTAGATGAAGCGCATAAGTATGCCTCTACTGTTGCCAACAAAAAGGTTGCGAATCTTTTCTATAACGCTGGAAAGCGTAGATTATTATTCCATCAATTACGTATTGTAGCCCCATTTGCTCAAGCATGGGAGAACACAATTCGTGCCTGGGGCAATCTTGCTATGGAGAATCCATTGCAGGTTTACAAAGTCTCTAAAGCAATCAACTTTGCTGAATCATCAGCGTCTTCAGTCCTCTATGAATTAACAGATGCTAAAGACTACTATGACCCATCTCAAGGATTCTTTTTCAAGGACCCAAATACTGAAGAGCGTAAGTTCTTTGTTCCACTTGCTGGAGCAGGAATAAACCTTCTTTCACGTGCTGCTACTGGTGGCCGTGTAGGCTTTGAAGGTCCATTTGCTATGTCTGCGACACCGCAATCGTTTAACTTTGCTCTTGGTGGCGGTAGTGTTATCCCTGGTTTTGGTCCAGGCGTAAGCATTACTGCTGCAGTCCTAGACTCTTTAGATGCAAATCCAATGAAATATTTACCTATCGGTCTTGAAGAAGAAGTCTACCGTATAGCATTTCCTTATGGAACTCCAGATATTAAAAATAATGGCTTGCTCGAAACAGCACTTTTAAGTAGCAACTGGACGCGTATATTTGGTGGTATAGCAAATCAAGAATATGCGTTTGCTTCTGCCTTCCCAGCGACCATGACTTACTTGGCTAATAGCGGAGATTATAATATTGATGTTCCAGAAGATCAAGTAAGACTTGCTGCCGATTCAACTAAACTTGCTAAGTGGTTTACAATATGGCGCGGAATGACTGGAGCCTTTGCTCCGATTCCTTTCTCGCTTCGTCCTGAAGCATTGGCAAAAAGCAAAGATGGAGATACAGTTCTAGCCACATCTTTGTGGGCTGACTTTAAGAATCTTGAAAAGGCGGCTGGCTCCAATAGGAATAAGGCTTATGCAGACTTTTTAGATACCTACGGTCCTGAGCAACTCTTTGCAATCATTAAAACAACTTCAGGTTTTGAACCTACTAACTTGCCTACATACAACTTGATCAAAAAAGATCCTTCTGTTATAAATAAATATTCAGAAGTGTATGGAATGTTCTATCCTAACGGAGAACTATCTCAAGTTCTTTATAGATATCATCAACAACGTGGGGCATTTGAAAAAATGTCTTCTGAAGATATCATGAAGAAGTCTACCCAGATTCGCTACTATGCCGCGCTTGATAGATTGAACACACGCTCTGCTGCAGAAGGTTGGAGTAGCGAGCAACTCAAGGAAGCAAAGACATCAATCACAAAGATGTATGGTCAAAGAGACTTAACCTTTGATATTTCTACAGGCAAGAAGACTACTTGGGAAAGACAACTTCGCGCTGCTACTCAAGACGAGACTTTGGCTGATTCTGATGCAGTGACTGGCCTAAGAGACTATATGTATCTACGTGATAAGGTTTTAGAAAAACTTGAAAAGGTTGACCTCACCACATTGAATAATGCTGCCTCAGCACCACAACGAGCATTCCTTGCCGAACAAGCAGGTAAGATCATTGAACGTAATCCAGATTTCCAAAAAATATTTTACGCATACTTTAAACGAGAATTGGAGGGCTAAGCAACAATGACAATTAAAGATATTGTTCTAGGTCCAGGTGGCAGTTATATTGAGTCTAAACTGAACCCTAAGAAGCCCGTCAAAAAGAAAGCCAAGGGGAAGAAAGATTCTGGTTTAACCCCAAGTGAAGATGCAACCAATGTTGTAGTTCCTGAAGTTGCCAGCAGTGAGCGTAGTGCTAGTGGCATTCCTCTTGGAACTGGCGTAAAAACTGGAGAAGCATTTCCTAAAGTTCAATATTCCGTAGTGTCCCCTTATGAAGTATACGCTACTTTAGACAATAAGGCGAGAGCAAATCTTTTGCTTCAAATGGGTGGGATTCCTGGTCTTTACGACAAAGGAACCCCGTTGCCAACTCAAGACTATATTAATAGACAGGGCAATGCTGTAACATTTAGGCGTCAAGATTATGACGCTTTATTAAAAATTATGGCTCATAGTGATTCGTCTGGAAATCAATCCTACACTAATAGCATTATATCATTTTATAATAATCCTGGATTAGCCGAGCAATATTTTGGCAAAAGAACAACCGCAAAACCAATAGTCTTATCTAACCCAGGAGCCTTAGAACTTGACTTAAACAATAAGTTCTTGGACTTGTTTGATGAGCCAGCAGATAAAAAAACTGCTAAGGCTTATGTTGCGGAAATGCTTAAGGCCCAACAGGCGGCAGGTGGAGCCAACAGACTTGACCCTGTATTGTCTGAGCAGATATTTAGAAAGTATGTCACCAAAAAAGCAAACACTTTAATTTCTAGCACCCTTGAAGATGGAGATGCTAATACAAACCCTATTACTGAGGGTGCATTTGGTATGACTATTACCAAACTTAGAAATGTTTACCGTGAAAACTACCTTCCAATAAATGAAAAGAAGGTTTACAAAGACGCAATTGCTGCATCACGCAGCCAACAGGCTTTTCAAAATGTGCTACAAAATATCCAAATGAAAGCCACCCAATACTTTCCTGCTATTGCAGAAGGTATTAGGAATGGGCAATCAGTATCTGATTTATTAGATGCCCCGATTAATTCTTATGCTGAAGTATTTGGTGTCAAAGCAAGTCAGGTTCCACAGTCTTTTCTTACCAAGATCGCTAGCGGAACAAGCATCCCAAGTCAAGATGATGTCCTAAGAACAATTTATAACTCTGATGGAATTGAAAAGACTCCAGGATACAGATCTCAACAACTTGGTGATTTTAAGACAATGATGAAAACTTTTGGAATAGGACCTGTATAAATGGCAACTAAATCTAACTTTACATACGGTTCAGGTAACCCACTTTACGTAGCACCTAAGCCTACTAAGCCTACTCCTAAACCTGCAGCACCTAAGCCTACTCCTAAACCTGCCGCTAAATTTACTCCCCCTCCTGCTAAAATTAAAGAGCCAGCACCTTACTTAGATGATTTTAATTTTAGAAACGCAACCACAGGAATTTACACTAAAGGTCCTGATAAAGATGAAGACTTAGACAAAGACTTAGACAAAGATAAAGACAAAGATAAAGACAAAGATAAAGACAAAGATAAAGATAAATACGTAGCACCTCTCAATTCAGCAGAAGAAGCATTATATAATGCGATGATGGAAACTATGAAAGTTTACAACATCCAAAACTTTGCTTCTACTTGGGCAAGAATTCGCAAAGATTATCCTGGCATTTCAAGCGAAGATGCAATGAATTTGCTGCGCTATGACCCACGATACAATGCAGATTACAATCAACGTTTCTCTGGTAACCAAGCAAGAATTAAAAATGGTTTTGGCGCTTTAGATGAAAAGACATATCTTGAGATGGAACGTGGCTACTCTCAAATATTTAAAAACTACGCTTTATCCACCTTTCAAAATCCAGCCCAATATGCTACTTTAATTGGAAACAATGTTGACGTTGTTCAAGCAGGTAAGCGCGTATCGCTGGCCTACGATAGAATTCTTAATGCTGACGATTCTATATTAAATGCTTGGCGTGAATTCTTCCCACAACTTGACACCTCAGACCTTGTGGCTATGATGCTAGACCCTAAGAATCAATTGGCTATTATGGAACGTAAGGTTCAATCAGCCGAAATTGGTGGAGCAGCACTTGCTCAAGGTCTCAATGCCTCAATGGCTGCTGAGACTATCAAGTCTAATCGTTATAGCAACTTAACTACTGGAACTATTGGAACAGAAGCCATCAAGGCTACTGGTGATACCTTAGCCCAGACAAGAGCAGACTACGAAAAGATTGCTGGTCAAGTTCCAGTTGCTGAAAAACTCAGTTCTATCTACGGTGGTCAATTAGATCAATATGGACAGATAGAAGCAGAGAAGGCCAACATACTTGGACTTGCTTCTGAAAAGCGCAAGTTAGAAAGATTAATCGCTAGAGAAAGTGCAAACTTTAGTGGCGGACCAGGAACCTCGGCCGCATCTTTTAGACTACCAAAAGGCTTCTAACTAAATAGATTCCCGATGTGGACCTATCGGCCCCACACGGTGTATTAGACCGATAGCAAGAGCCAAACCATTTCCCCGAATGAATTTGAGGCTTGCGACTACAACGAATAGAAGGGTGGGTTGCTATGAGCAACAACTACTGGGATGAAGACGAAGACGAACTAGATACCGACACTGATGTGCAGATGGATGGAAGTGACTTACTTAAAAAGTTACGTAAAGCCAAACGCGCAGATGAAAAGCGTATCAAAGAACTCACTGAGCAACTTGAGGGTTTATCCAAGGTGCAGCGTGAGCGGACAGTCAAAGAAGTCCTAGAAAAGAAGGGCGTAAACGCTAAGGCGGCTCGCTTAATTCTGAAAGATATCGACGATGTAAGTGAAGAATCAGTTAACCACTGGCTTGACGACAACGCTGAACTATTTGGAATTAAAGTAGATGCTCCTGAGCCAAAAGCAAACGAAGTTGATCGTGCAGCCTTGCGTCAGCAAGATGCCATAACTACAAATGCTTTTACCCCTGAAAGGATGGACGATTTAAATATGCGTATTGATGGTGCGGATTCTATGGACGCACTTCTAGACGTTCTTCGTTCACAATAACCAATCATAGTTTAACTTAAATCACCTTGGAGGTGACACAATGGCATATGTATCAACAGCCTCAGATAATCTCGGAGGAACCGCTGGTGGTGCTGGTCTAGTCCAGAAGGCGTATGATCGTCTTCTAGAATTCGCTCTCCGTTCTGAACCACTAATTCGTTCAGTTGCAGATAAGCGTCCAGCACGTCAAGCAATTCCAGGTTCAACAGTTGTTCTACAACGTTACGTTGACCTATCCGTTGCAACAACAGCACTCACAGAAACAACTGACCCAGATGCAGTAGCAATGTCTACACCAACATCTGTAACCATTACTCTTAACGAGTATGGTAACTCAGTTCTTGTTACACGCGCTTTGGAACTCTTCAGCCTTGCTGATGTAGACCCAGCGATTGCTAACATCATTGCTTTCAACCTTGCAGACTCAATTGACTCAGTCGCGATGACAACTCTTCGTGGCGGAACAAACGTAATCTACTCAGGTTCAACAGCAACATCAACAGCAACAATCACTGCTGCTGCAACAATTTCTTCTGCTAACATCCGTAAGGCTGTTGCGAAGTTACGTGCAGGTAAGGCAGTAGGCCGCAAGGGCTCACTATACTGGGCTGGACTCCACCCAGAAGTTTCACACGATCTTCGTGCAGAAACAGGTTCAGCAGGCTGGTTGCTTCCTAACCAATATGGTTCTTCACAAGACCGTATCTGGGCAGGAGAAATCGGACAATACGAAGGTGCATACTTCGTAGAGTCTCCACGCCTTTACAACGCGACAGACGGTGCTTCATCAGCACGTAACTATCGCACAATCATCGCTGGCCAACAAGCACTTGCAGAAGCAGTTGCTGAAGAGCCACATGTAGTAATCGGACCAGTAGTAGATCGCTTAATGCGTCACCGCCCAATGGGTTGGTATGGCGTTCTAGGCTTTGCTCGCTACCGCGAAGAAGCACTATACCGAATCGAATCAGGTTCATCAATCGCTTAGTTGATTGAAGGTAGGCCAGGGGCTTCGGCTCCTGGTTTACATTGAGTTCACTAAGGAGAACTAATGGCAGATTATATCTTCAAAACACCTGTAATCAAAGAAGGACCTGCAGGTAGGCATAGATTGTTTTACTTCTATAAACTAGATAAAGGTATTAGTATCGCTAAAAGTGCTGGAGTTTATTCTCAAGTTCGTTATGTTCTTGACGAAACTATGGATGATTACCAGGAGTTCTATCTTGGTGGGCGCAACCATGTAGTCGATGATACTATTAAAGCAGCACTCATTGCTGGTGGTGTGGGTATTACAGAAGAAAACTTTACAGCAGTATAAGGGGACAACATGAAACACTGGGAATACCATCCAGTCTATGATGAGACTTGCTTCGGATGTAAAGCGGGAACGCTGCAGATGAACGCAGGAGACGCAACAAGAGATATACCAGATAAAAAATGGAACGCAGAACTGCAAGCCTACAGAGATGCTAGGGACCAGGGTATGCGACCAGCAGGAACCAGTATGCGACACATCCGTGAAGCACACACAGCCTCAGAGACTTTAGGTAAAGCCTACAACTCAGAGACTATGCCTAAAGCAAAAGATATAAATACAAAATCCGTAGAAGTTCT